ATTCTAGTTTCAAAATGGTCATGCAACTCGTTTAAATTTTTATCACGTTTATCAAAAATATCAACTTCATTTAATTTTAATTCGCTAGGAATATCGAACCAAATATTATCTCGATAATCAGTATTCAGCCATTCAATAATACAGTTCATTTCGTTTCTGCTGGCTAAGACATCTTCAGTAGTTAATCCTTTATAAATGTCAGCAATCATTCTCCATGATTTTTTCCTACGCCTTACCATTAAATCGTAGCAGATTGCATGTATTTTATATCTATATGCATCTATAAATTTTTTAGTAAGAGGTAAGTCGTTCAACTCCCATGTGACTGTTTGCCTTTGATCAACTTCCATGATCTTCTCAGGTTCAAGGTGCCAGTAAAACTCCTCACTTACATTACTGCCTGTGTAGTTTACAAATCCAGGCTCATAAACAACGTGATATCTATACTTTGTCATACCCTAATGTCTCATTTGGTGATGTGTTTTCGTTGACAAATTTAAAAATTCTTTGGATATGTTTAACGTCGTCTAGGTCTCTCACACTGCATACTTCATTTGCAAAATGTAATTCCACATTATGTTCTACTGCAAGTTTTAGTAGAGTTTGCCTTCTAAACGGATCGTCAGGTAAACAGTAGATACTACATAACACAATACCCTCTACACCGTAGCCTGTAATGTACTTTTCTAGTCCAGGCAACCAATCTAAGAATTCATTTTCAAATTGATAGTCGTTAATTTTAATATCATTCTTTTTACAGTAGTCATTAATGATTCCTCGTTGCATTGGTAAAGGAATAGGGTTGCTAAACTTGGTATTCCAGCCTGCATAACTGATCCACTTTTTGCTAGTGTCTATAGTTCTTGTGTCCGGTCTTTCATCGATAAATCTAAAATACCCACCTGGCAACTTCCTATGGTAGTGTCCACCTACTGGTAGTATTCTACCATCCATGCTCCAACGAGTAATATCAGTATCGTTATTAAAATTACCGTGTATATGATGTTGTTGGAATAAATGTGCCTGTCCTGGGTCTAGTGTAACTGGCCAGCAGTGTGTTGCACATTCTTCTTGTAGTCTATCATAACTCCAACGATTAATATAAGCATCTTTTGTTATTCTATCACTTTCTTCCCAGCCCATGATTTGCATACTGTTATTGCCATAGCATTTGGTAAATGGTGTCCAAATAGTTCTAAGGCCTAGGCCGTTGCCTACCCAGATACCTTGGTGAAATGCAAGCAGTCTACCTACTTTTGCTTGGTTAGGTATAACAATTCTTATTGTAAAGAATCGCTGTATCATCCAATCGTCGACATCAATCAGTTCTGGTACTGCATCACTATAGTATGCGTCAATCTTATCTTGTAGTTCTACAGTATCAAATTTTGCTTGGCAGTGCCTACCCAATTCTAAAATTTCATCCGGTGTTAATATCTTGTGTACCGTTTCAAGTGATTCTATTTGTGGAAATTTTTCTTTAGCAACATTTAACCAATACTCTGGCCAATTATGTTTTTCTAAATCATATTCATATGTTTGATTATCCCACCTAGGGTCTAAATCCTGCAAGTTCATCGTGTGTGTCCTAAAAGTAAGTCTGGCTCAGGTTCATCGGTGATAAACTCTAATAGACTGTTAATATAATATAATTCTTCTGCACTATCAAGTTTAATTCTTTCATCAACAAAAATAATTGGCTTGTTCTTTTCCAGTGCCAAGTTGAGCAAATAATCTCTACGTTCTTTATCTGCAGTCATACCTAAAATACTAGGTATAATTATGCCGCCAATATGTTCGTCTTTTAAAAAATCTTCTAGCATAGGCTCCCACGTACAGAAACTAAGTTCCAATGGATAGTCAACTGGCGTAATGCCATTGTCTTTGCAAAATTGATCCATTACCATAGAAGTCCAAAAGAAAGGTGTTGTTTTATTAAACCTTGTTTCCATATCAATATAGTTAATCCAATTTAAACTGGTATCTATATCTGTGATAGGTTTTCTATATGTTTTATATAATCTAAAATACCCACCCGGTCTTCTCTTTCCGTAGTTGCCACCTTTAAGTAATACTCTAGTATCAAAACTCCAACGAGTAATGTTTGTGTCATTGTTTATGTTGCCATGAATATGACCTTGCTGAAATAACCAACTCTGTCCAGGTTCAGTATTACATGGGATAGCATGCTTCAAACACTCTTCCTGTATTTTCTTATAACTCCACTTGTTGTTATAAGTTTGTTGTGTTATTTCTCTACTCGCATCCCAGGGTAAGATTTGCATAGTATTACTATCCCATGCTTTTGTTAACGGAGTCCAAATACTGTACATACCAGGACCATGACCATACCAAATACCTTGATGGAAGTTAAGTGTTCTGCCGTGCTTACTTTGATTAGGAATAACAACTCGCATACCTACAACGTCCTGAATCATAAACTCTTCGTTGTCTAATAGGTGTGCAAAGTTTTCTCCTACAAAGTCATCGAGCATTTTAGCAAACTCTTCAGATTTACATATACGTTGCACATTCCAAACAAAATCGTTAATTTCGTTAGGTTTGAAAACTTCATGTACAGTTTCTAGTTCTGTTACTTGAGGGTATTTGTCTCTTACTGCTTGTAAGAAATATTCTCGCCAGTTATATTTTTGTAAATCGTAGTTTACTATTTGATTGTCCCATCTGGGGTCTAGTGTGTTCTTCTTCATGCATATATTTATAATGCACTATTTAAAAATTTAAATTAAATTGAAGATCTTCGTAGTTGCCCTTGTGGGTTTCAAAATATTTTTCCCATTCCATAATATCCCAATTTACATTTAAGTTATTTGTGCCGCCTAAACTGTATTGGTCTCTATGTTTTGCAATAAATTCCTTGTTTTGAGATATCTCATCGTTAGTAGGTCTTTCGCCTCTTTGGGTATATAAAAATCTCATATTCACTTTACTAAAATCACTCCATATCCAATCGGTTCCGGGCACTATTTGCATTTCGCTATATTTTTGAAAACGTGGAGCAGAATCTTCGCGCCAGAAGCCGAATGCTCTAAAAAATGTTTTAGGAAATAAGTCCCATTGTGCTTGTTGTATTTTATGGCCATATCCTTTGCCTCTATAATCTGCTTCAACATATATACCGCGTGTTCTTATGAGCGTATCATCAATGTTATAGACGCAAGTGTGCGCCACTGTAACGCCGTCTACAACATATTTTACAGGGAATAGTATAATATCAGTATGCCACATGTGTTGCGGATACTGTACAATATAGTAAGGATTATTCCATATTGGTATTGTGCTAGGATCTTCTATTTTCCATAATGGAGCGATACCTTTTTGATATTCGCTCCATGATATGATCTCTAGTTTTTCATTAGGCATTTTCTTTTAGATATGTCAGCATAGTATAGACATCTGATACTTCAAAAGGATCGCCCTCAGCATTATCAGCAAATCCAGACTCTACCCACATCTTAGTAATTTCTCTGTTCTTTACAATCATAGAATATCTCCAAGACCTAAAGCCAAAACCAAGATTATCCTTATCTACTAACATTCCCATCTTACGAGTAAATTCTCCACTACCATCTGGCAGTGCTTTTACATTATCTACTTGTAGTGATGACAGCCAAGAGTTCATAACAAAGGTATCGTTTACACTCAAACAATATACTTCGTCGATTCCTTGTTTACGCAATTCATCATAATTTGATTCGTAGCCTGGCAAATGTGTGCTAGAACATGTTGGCGTAAATGCTCCAGGCAATGCAAAAACTGCAACAGTTTTACCGCTGAAAATTTCGTCTGTTGAAATGTTTGCCCAGGTCCAGCCAGGTGCATTATCAGATTTCACTCTAGCAATAAAAGTTACGTCAGGTACTGTATTCATTTAAAATTCTCCGTGTTGTTGTGCGACTATTTATTAGGGCTCAGTAAATACCCATTTGATATTTGGCTTCGTCTGACACATGTTGATCAGGATTCCATGGCGGATCAAAAGTCAAATTAATTTTTACTAAATTTACGTCTTTAACACTCCTAACTGCAAATTCAGTTTCCATCATTATCATTTCACCAAAAGGACAGTTAGGTGCTGTTAGTGTCATTAAAACTTGTACATCGTTCTCTTGATTAACATCTATATTGTATACTAAGCCTAAGTCGACAATATTGATTCCTATTTCTGGATCAATTACTCTACGCAAGTTACTGCGTACTCTATCTTCTAACTTAATTTCTGTATTGTCTGACATAATGTTTCTACTAATTTTTTACAATCTTGTTCGTCGTTATATATGTGTGTGCTTACTCTAAGTATAGATCCTTTTCCGTACTTATTTACTATTGGGTGAGCACAAACCTTACCTACTCTAACTGCAACATTTTGTAAACCGAGAAATGCACTAATATCTGCAGGATGCACATCAGTTGTAAAACTAAAAACATTTCTAATACTTTCACTTGGATGAATCAAATGCATGCCACTAATATTGAACAGTCCTTGATC